AGGCATTGGATATTTCCGCAACAGCAGTTGAAATCAATCCATCAGTTACCCTTATGGTAGCACTCATTTTTGTGATGTTGAAATCCATACCGACATGCAGCACATCACTTGGCTTTATTTCACGGTCGCTATGATTTGTTTGCCTATCAAATGCATGATAAACGGTTCCAGAGGTAAGATTGACGAACTCCCCATTCAAATAAGCCTCCAGCTGCTGTTCGGTGTATTGCTCTCTAAGTCCATCGATATAGGAGCTAGAAAGGTTTTCACTGTTTGATACTGTCTTTAGTTTGAAAAGAACCTTCCTATCATTAGCTTCTTTAACAAAGAAATTGTACATGTACGTGAAGCCTTCTGGAGTACAAACAAAATCTATCTGATTCGGAACTTCATTGCCTTGAGCATCTCTCTTGAGATATGAATTTCTAGCGACAATGTTTTGGGCTGCCGCCTTTCTTTTATTGGCATGAACCCTATCAATTTCATCAATGACTGAATAACCAACACTGTAGGAAACTATCGTTTCTGGAGTATCCATGGATCTCATCCAGATTTCTCCGTAATCGGTTATTATTTTTGAGTGGGTTTTATGGTGAGTATATTTAAGCCCTATCTTTCCAAACAGATCATTGAATTTAGGAATGAGCATGTCTTCAAAAAGCCTAAAGTTGGGTAAGTAATAAGCAATAGGTACTTCTGGAAACCGATATAGATGGGTAATAACCTTCACAGCACCTGCAGTACTTTTACCGGATTGATAGCCTCCAACTATTCCAGAGTTTAAATATTGGGACTTAACAAATTTCTTTTGGTTCTCGTGGAGTTTTGAAAGATTGAGCTTGTTATTTGAATCGATGTAGATCATACCTCGTCAAATGTTATTCCAGTGACAATGGTTCCTTTCTTCTGTGTATTGTCCTTCTCGTAGAAGCCGATATGTTTGGCAATCTTTTCAATGGTCCAATCTTTACCGTGAAGTTTTAATTCGATGCCATTTCGAGTCTCTTTGATTGATTCAATGCACATCAATTGCTCTTCAGTAAGTTGGTCAAAAGGTTTGAACTGTAGTACTCTTTCGTATTTGTAGGAAATTTTTCGCTCTCCATTATCATCTTCAGTCATAAAAGGAACTTCAATTTCAACGAAATCGACATACTCATCAATCCTTGATTTTCTCAGTATATTCAAGTGTTTAAGGAGTTCTTTGGAGTCGCATTTGAATTCGGTCTCAGCGATTTCTGCAGCTATCTCTTGAAGTTGTTTTACCCTTGCTGTAACCTTGCTGCTTTTTAATAGTCTTGAAGCATTCTCATTTACGGTTTTATCCAGCATTTTAGCAGTAGAGTAAGCAATCCTATAAGCAGCTGAAGCGTCATCAAGCTTGACATATTCTTTTGCGAATATTTCCTGTTTTTTGGTTAGGTTGCCCATAAACTAAAAATTTGATTTCCTACAGGTGCCGGCATTGTTTAGGGTTTCTTCGTCTTGCCCCAACTCTCCATGAAATTGGGGCAACTACGATATCATGATTGCTTCAAAAAAAATATGTTGCGGAGACCGGACTCGAACCGGCGACCTGTGGGTTATGAGCCCACCGAGCTAGCCAACTGCTCTACTCCGCGATCATAGTACAAACTTAACAAAAAAGTAATATAAAATATTACTTTTCAAAAAACTTTTCGATGTCTAAAGCCAATTTCTTATAGTTTTTTGCAGTGTAGCGTAGGACTTTCCAGCCTTCAATCTGGGCAAGGTTATACTTCTCGCAGTCATTTGTATAGCCCGAAATGGTAGTGTGTCGGCTCTTTCCGGAGAAAACGCCTTCATATTCAATTGCAATCTTCAGTTCGGGTATGGCCCAATCGAAACGGAACTTCCTTTTATTGCTGAAAGTATGCTCTTCTAGGTAGCTTGGTATGGTGCCGTCTCTGTGAAGCGCCCAAAGTAAGAGATTGATCTCGTTTTTTTCCTTGGATTGTTTTGGAATAGGTTTGACCTTTAGCTTTTGTTTATAGGCCGATGCGTCAAGGTTATGCTTGATGCCTTTTGATTCCAGGTCCTTTAGTGTCCACTTTTTCATCAGAATGGCAAATCATTGTCTTTAGGATCTGGGCTACCAAAAGCATCATTTGGTTCAGTTTTAGGTAATGGATTATCTGACCATGGCTCGAATTCCTTCAAATCCTCAAAGCGCATATATTTTAAATTGCAGGAAATAAGAGTTGGCCCTGTTTCCCCTTCTCGGATCTTGGCGATATCTATTTCACATTGTCCATGAGTGGAGCTTCCATCTTCCCATTGGTCAATTTTATAATATTCCGGCCTGTATGGAAATATAACAACATCTGCATCTTGTTCAATAGCTCCTGATTCTCTTAAATCGGAAAGTGTTGGCCTTTTACTTCCTCCTCGTGTTTCAACAGCACGGGAAAGTTGAGATAGGGCTACAATTGGTATTTCAAATTCTTTTGCTATAGCTTTCAATGTTCTTGATATATAAGCTATTTCTTGTTCACGATTTCCACTTTGGTTTTTTAAACCACTCATTAATTGCAAATAATCTATAAAAACTATTTTAACATCATATTGTCTAACCCACCTTCCAATAATGGTCTTTGCTTCCATAATGCTCAAATTTCCTTGGTCGTGAATGTAAATAGGCAATTGTGAAATTTTATAGCCTTCTTTTTCAATAACTTCTTTTTCAGATGGTGTTAGATGCTTGCCCCCTTCTTTTATCCGGTTGGCATCTATATCAAATTCTTCTGAGACTAATCTTCCAATAAGCTGATCAATCATCATCTCTAATGAAAGAAAGCCTACAGGTATTTTATTTTTTGCCATGAACTTAGCCTCATTCAAAACAAGAGCTGTTTTACCCATACCGGGACGTCCTGCAACAATGATTAAATCGCCTGGGTGAAAACTCATTTTTGTTCCAAGCCTTGTGAATTTACTTCTAATACCTGTCTGTTGGGGCCTTTTTTTGCTTTCAACGAATTTTGAATAGGCAGATGCTATGTCGGTTGGTTTTTTCCTTATGAGCCATTGGGAGGTATCGTCAAGCTGTTTTTGTGAAGCTTCAAGAAATTCAAATACATCCTGTGTTTCATCGTAAGCCAGTTCGATGATTTGACTGGCCACTTTTATCGAATGCCTTTTCACGTAGAACTGCATAATGTATCGGCAGTGTATTTCGATATGAGCAGAAGTAGAAACTTTTTGTGAAAGTGAGATTAAGTAGAAATCACCTCCGACAAGTTCCAGTTTTCCTTTAGCGGAAAGGTTTGTTGAAACTGTTAAGAGGTCTATTTGTTCACTTTTAGAAAACATATCATACATGGCTTTGTAGATGTGCTGATGAGCTTCCTTGTAAAAAACATCGTAGTTGTCGCTTAAGATTTCAACGACTTCTGAGATTGCGTATTTGTAATTCAAACAGGCACCAAGTACTGCTTCCTCTAGGTCAACTGCCTGTGGCGGTATTTTTCCTTTTTCAAGGTTTATCACATTTGATTTCTGTAATGTTGGTGTGTATTTTTCTGGCTTCTGCATTAGAAATAATTTCTTTTACTGACTTTTTGCTGGTTTTGGTTCGTGGTTTCGATTTTGCTTTTATCCCAATTGGTGTTTAACTGCATCAACCTTGCATAGAGCAGGTCTGGTTCGTATGGTATTTTTTCCAAAATTACCTTTGAGTTGAAATTATTGACAAAGACATCAAAATCCTGAAATGATTTTTTGTTCTGCATTTCGAAGATTTCTATTTTTTCCTGACATTCATTTTTCAAAAAATCATAAGCGTCTAATTCTTTATTTTCTATTTCACTTTTACTTTTTATTTCTATTTTACTTTCTCTTTCTCTTTCTAAAGGTGGGTTTTTTGGGTTTTCTTCTTGGGTTTTCTTTTTTGGTTTTTGGGTTTTTTCATCACTACTGTTCGATGTGTTTTTGGAACCTCTTGGGCGACCTCCTTTCTGACCGTTTTCACGAGCCGATTCAGCTTTGGTAAGTCTTATTTTAACCTTCTCAGATGACCAATAGCCTTTATCATCTACATCGAATTTTGATTTGAGCATTTCAAATTCTTCCAAAGAAAGGTCAATCCTGAATCTTGATTTGAGAATGGATTGTGTCATTTTCACGCTTCCTTTTTTTGAGTAGAGTAGGTCTAATATTTCCCTGTAAGCGTACCTAACCAATGGATAATCTTCCCATTCAAAGAAAGCCTCGCTTGTCCACCAGTTTTCAGGGTACCACGTGTAGCCTAGTTTTGTCATAGTTAATAATTTAGAAATTACATACACATTTATCGCCGTTAGTATCATCTAGTAAACTTAACTGCGTGCCGCTCTCGGCTATTTTTATTAAATCGTCAATACTTAAATTGTTTCTAAAAAACATATTACCGTACTCCTGCTCGTTATGCCTATACCAGTTTATAGTATTTTCATCTACTCCGTACTGTAAGCTCTCTACTAGGTCTAAGTTTGATTTTTTCCAGCATAATTTACAATTACCATACTTGCCGTGTAATTGTAATTTAAAAGGCTGTTTGTTAAACCAGTTATTTAACTCCCTTTGTCCTATTGGGTTTTTAAAATCCGTTAATAGCGGGGCTATACGCTTTTTATCCTCTTTAAGTTCTGCAAGAGTAATGCGCTTTGGCATATCCTCTTTACGGTAACCAATAGCTTTAATATAGTTTGTAGTGCCAAATATTTCACGGGCAAAGCTATGTGAAACTCTTGTTTTTAAATAATCCGAGCAGTAAGGCGTAGCCTGGTTAGGTACTCCCGTCCATTTGTTTTTATTAAGCTGCATAATAGCACCAGTAAAAGGCTCGCTATTCATGCTTAAATTATCAAAATCTACTATCTTATGCTTTACTCCTACACCGTCTATATCGGAGTAAACACCCTCTAATAAAACTAAAGGTAGTTTCCAATAATAAACCATTGCCCTTAAAAATTCTATTGTTTCCTCTCGCTCCTGTCCTGTATTACAAAAGGCATAAAGTTTTTCATAACCAGCATACTTTTTACTGGTCTGTATATGCCTTGCCATACGTGCAGATGAACGTCCACCGCTTACAGTAACTAATAAGTATTTATTTTTTGTCATCCAAATCATTTAAAGCCTGTTCCAAAATCACTTTAACCTGCGGGTTCTTTTCCGCCATTCCAGTAAGTATGGAAGTCAAATCATCGAAATTACCTCTCATATACCTAGAACAAATACCCTCTTTTCCAGCTACCAAAAAATAACTGTAACCGTGCGTGTCCATGAACTCTATCAACGGATTAAGCAGTTTCAATAGTTCTTGATGTTTGCTTTCTTGAATTGGATTTATGTTTGTATTGCTCATAATTATTCGGTTTTTTCAAAGTCA